AATTAGAAACTTTGCTAAATTTTACAGAGTAAAGGGTTCAAAGTATTCAGCTGAAGGTTTCTTTAGATCTTTCTTTTTAACAGATGCTGAAATTCATTATCCGAAAAACGATTTGTTCTTTCTCAATGATAGCTCTTCAGAAATCGGCGTTGACGGTCAAAAAGTTATGCAGGATGGTGGGCTATATCAATTGCTGTCACATCTGATTCGAACCGACGTTGGCATGCCTGAATGGCAAGAGTTATATAAAAAGTTTGTTCACCCTACAGGATTTCATTTAGCATGTGAAGTTGTAATTCAATCTCCAGGTAAGTTGTTTGAAGTACCTGCAGTTTCAGTTGCCTTCGATTTACCAGAATATATTCTACAAAGTGTTGCACCGATATCTAATAATTTTTTATATGATTCGCTCGGTGATCGACCTGTTGCAGATACTTTACAACTTGTTGATATTACTGCGTTGACAGATATGAATTACAACGGCGCTAGTTATAACGTAAGGCTGCATGTGAGACCTTTAAGCGAAGACGCTTATTTAAATCAAACTTTAGCTGTACTAAACACGCAGAGGTCTAGCATATATGATTGGGCATCACAAACAAGACAGATTTGGAATACTACTACAGATAGTGCAACACTAATTCGTGTCGATGACGCACCTACACATATCGGTGCAGATTCTTATGGATACTATGGAACATATCCATCATTCTATGTAGGAACCGGTGATAATCCAGATTATCTGAAAAAACCGTATCCATCTATTATTACTACGTCTCTTGCATATGCAGAACTTGGAGCAGCACACTTTGAAGCTGATTCTGATATGACACAACTTTATCCACTTTATGACTCAGATGTAGTCGTATAGTATGAATAAACTATATAAATATAACTAACATAATATTTTTAGCATTATAACTTTGAGTAAGTATTAAGAGGAAACTAATATGACAGCTGTCGTCACCGATAATTTAAAACATAGTATTCTAAAAACCCTATTAGCAGATTATAACGGTGCTAGTAGCGAGTTTTATATTGGTTTGTCACGATCTGAATATTGGGATAGTAACGATGTTGCTATTGCTCCAGTAAATTCAAAACATGACATTATAGATTTTAAGTCACGATTACAAGCAGTAAAACAGGTTGAAGCTGTTAGTTTTGTTGTGCCTCGACAGGACTGGACATACGGTACAATTTTTCCCCAGTGGGATGATAAGAGATCCGGCAGCTTAAGTTTAAGTAGGCGTTTCTATGTATTAACTGATAATTATGGAGTATATATTTGTTTAAGAACTGGTAGAAATAAAGCAGGTGTTACGCAACCATCTCTTATAAAACCATCGTCGGCTAATGCTGATCCGTTTGAAACATCTGATGGATATGTATGGAAATTTTTATACACTGTTAGTGCATTAAAAGCTAATTTCTTTTTATCATCACAATATATGCCTGTTCATAGACAAGAGACTGAGCCAGACTCTAACTCGACCGGCATTGAAATTAAACAATGGGAAATTCAAAATAACGCAGTTCCAGGTAGAATTGTCTCATTTGCTATGACAAATCAAGGCAGTGGTTACGGTACAGCTGGTCAATTTCCTACTATTAGTGTTATAGGTGATGGCGAGCTTCGTTTTCCAGGAGCAGGTGATTCTGCAAATTTGATCCTAAGTTCAGTTATAGATTCTGACACTGGTAAGATTACAGCTATTAAGACAGATCCTATCGGAACCACATTAAATTATTTAGATAGTTATACTGTAGCAACGTTAACGTTATCCGGTGGTGGTGGTGATAGTGCGCAAGCTCGACCAATAATTGGTCCAAATCCAGGATTTGGATTTGACCCAGTAATTGACTTAAAAGCAGATGCGTTAATGTTTAGAAGCAAGATTTTAGAAACTGATAACGATTTTATTTTGTCACAGGACTTTAGGCAAATAGGTCTTATCAAAAATGTGCTAGCTGGTGATTCAACCGGCATATATCGTGCTTTAACTGGAATTGCAACGCATCATATGAAGTTATCTCAGAAAACTGTTGCGTTTAGTAAAGATAAAACTATTCAAGGTGTTAGCTCTGGTGCTAAAGGATATATCGATAATTTCGATTCAAGTGCTGCCTTAGGAACTAGAATATTTTATCATCAATCTCCTGAAACAGGATTTAAAGACTTTTTATCAAGTGAGACAATTCAGGAAATCGATGGTAGTGGCGAAGGAACAATTGGAGATTCTGCCAATGTTACTGGTGAAGTAAATAAATTTAGTGGTGACGTATTGTATTTAGATAACAGAACTGCAGTGCAGCGTACTGCAAATCAGTCTGAAGATATTAAAGTAATAATCCAATTATAAGAGTAGAGTAATAATATGACAACAACATTCTCAGAAAACTTAATGAGTTCTACCTATAAGGATGATTTTACCGATAGTGCGGGTTTTAAAAGAATTCTTTTTAATCCTCGGCGAGCTCTGCAAGCCCGGGAATTAACTCAATCTCAAACTATTATCCAGAAAGATATCGAGCGATTCGGCAGAAATATCTTTAAAGATGGTGCTATGGTTAATCCTGGTGGAGTTACTCTTAATTCTGGTATTGAATTTATTAAATTAGATCCTACAGATGGGAATACCCCGAGTGTTTTTACTGATGCCTCAGCATTAGAAAACTTAGTTTTTACTGGATCAACTTCCGGTGTGACGGCAAGGATCATTCAAGTAATAAGCGGAACAGCTGGTGATTTAACAAATAATCCACCTACTCTTTATGTAATATATACCGGATCAGGAAGTATTACTCCAACAACTAGCACAATAAAATTTACTCCAGGTGAAACTATCACTAGCAGCACAATATCATACGCGACTCAAACAACCAATACTACCGGCAATCCGGCTATTGGTCAAGGCATCCGAGTATCTATTGCGGCCGGTGATTATTTCACTCAAGGATTTTTCTGCAGCTCGAAATCTCAATCATTAATGGTTTCGAAATACTCTAATGATTATACTGGTAGTGTTGGTTTTAAAGTTGTGCAAGAAATAGTTACTGCTAGTGATAATGACGCATTATTTGATAATCAAGGTGTGTTTCCAAATGTAGCAGCTCCTGGAGCAGATAGATTTAGAATAACGTTGACTATGATCGATCAAGCAAATGTAGGTGCACTCGATACTTTTGTATTTGTAGCTAATATTGTGAAATCCCAAATAGTTGAACAGGCAACAGGTTTTAATCAATATAATAAAATTAATGATATGGTAGCTCAAAGAACAGCCGAAGAATCTGGTGACTATTTAGTAAATCCATATTTTATGACATACGATTCAGCTAGCCTACTTACTCTAAGTGCAGTAGTAAGTCCAGGAAAAGCATATGTAAATGGACACAGAATAAATCATCCAGTTCAGACTGAATTAGCTGTTAATAAAGCGCTGACAACAAATTTAGATGTGTTGCCAGCTGGATCAGTTTTGCCTAGTTCGTCTATCGCAGTTGAGTATGGTAGCTATGTAATAGTCACCGCAGCAATTGCTGGAGCATTGCCACTAGATGGTAATGGCACAAAAACTACATATCCATTAGTAGAAATTCATAATAATACTACACCAAATAGCGCTACTACATTAATAGGTACTTGCAGGATTAGACACATCGATCAGCTTGGAGCAAATTACCGGCTGTTTATTTTTGATGTTAATATGACATCGTCGTTTAGAGCTGCTAGGACTCTTGCATTTAGCTCAGATGATACACACTTTGCAACTCTTGTGTTAGAAAGTTCAGTCGCGGTTCTGAAAGAAGCAAGTGAAAATAATTTGTTATTCCCGCTTCCGGTAAATCGGCCAAAAGCTATTACAAATATGTCCTTTTCAGCTCAAAGAAAATATAGTGGAACTGCTTCTGGTGGAGGCACAATAGTCTTTACTTCACCTGCTGCTGGTGAAACATTTTCCAATGCGAATGACTGGGTAGTAATGTCAAATGGTGTTAGACTTGCAAATTCAGCATGGGGAATAACATCAGGTGGTGTAGCTACACAATCAGTTACTGTAGGTGGATCAGGTATTAGTGCGGGTCACGCAGTTGAAGCCATCGTTTACATACAACAAAGTGCGGTTATTAGAACTAAAACTGTTACAGCAGTTACATCTACAATTGCAATTGATGGAACAACCTTTATCGCTCCTCTTGGCAAAAATGATGTAATAGAAATGGTTACTATTAAAGCAGGGACTTCAAGCGGAGATAATGTTTCAGATCAATTTACTTTTGATAATGGTCAAAGAGATGGTTTTTATGGACAAGGGCAATTAATTAGAAAATCTACTAGCAGTTTAACAGGTAACCTCTATGTAGAATTTACGCATTATTCACATTCGTCCGGAAACTGCTTTGCAGTTAATTCATATCCAGCACCATACGGTTCTATTCCATCACATAGACTAAGAGATGGAAGCATAATTGAATTAAGAGATGTTCTTGATTTTAGATCGGCTAAAAAAGCTAATGGAACATTTGACGATGCTGGTGGTGCAGCTGGAGGTGTGTTAAGTGAATTACCTCAAAATGATACAATTATCTTAGCAAAAGTTGAACACTTTCTTCCAAGGCAAGATAGGATTGTTGTTGGAGAAAATGGTGTAATTAAAAATTTAGAAGGTGTGCCGAGTATTTTACCTAAACTTCCGTACTTACCACCAAAAACTTTAGAATTATATAGAACATCATTAAATGGTGGAACAACTTCAATAAGTGATATGACTGTCCAGTATTTGGAAAATAAAGGTTATACCATGAGAGATATTGGTAAAATTGATAAACGTATTGATCTTCTTGAAGAAACTGTTGCACTTAGCTTGCTTGAACTAGATACTAGTCAATTAGAAGTACTTGATGGTAGCGGTAATAATAGAACAAAATCTGGTTTCTTGGTTGATAACTTTAAAGATCAGTTTCATTCTGATACATCAAATGATGAGTATAAGGCATCCATTAATCCTAAAACTATGACATTACATCCAGCATTCAGTGAAACCAACGTGGGTCTGATTTATGATAATACTGCTTCAACAAATACAGTTTTGAAAGGTGATAACGTATATCTTGCTCACACGAATTCACCATATATAAGTCAAAGTAAAGCGTCAAGAACTGAAAACGTTAATCCGTTTATGCTTTCTTCATATACCGGTTCTGTAACACTTTCTCCTCAGTCAGATGAATGGAAAGTAGATCAAATCGCCGCAGCAAAAATTATTGATGGCGGTACTAGATTAAATACTAATCAAGCACAATTGCATGATCAGTCTGAATGGGGTTGGTTAGGAACCGATATTAACGGATTAGAAGTCGGTGATCAAACCTCGGCAATTACTGGCACACAACAAACTAGTACATCGTTTTTCTCTCAACAATCAAACAACTGGTTAACTTCTGGATTTGATACAACAACATCAGCACTTGTAAACAGAGTTGTAGCATCTGAAACAATAAGAACAAGCTTAGGATCTAAAATAATTGATATAGCGCTTATTCCGTTTATGAGAAGCCGACGTGTTTTCTTTGAGGCTGTTGGTATAAGACCGAATGCTCAAATGTTTGCTTACTTAAATGGCAAAAAAATTACTGACTTTGTAAGATCTGAAAATTTTTCACGGATCAATAATGCAAGAGTTGAGTATGAAAGTCCAAATTTATTGACTGCACATCCAGCCGGGGCAAGTTCTCTTATTTCTTCTGGAGCAGGAACACTGACTGGATCATTTTTTATTCCTCATAACAGTACTACTAAGTTTAGATCTGGAAATGCAGAATTTAAAATACTTGATGTAACTGAAACAATTGAAAATGGAGGTAAGCCCGGATCTTCTGCTGTTGCAACATACCAGGCAGCCGGCCATATTCAGACATGGCAAGAAGAAATAATGTCAACTAGGCATCTTACAGTTGTAGGAACCCGCGTTACTACAGGATCGAGCCGAGTAATAACAAACAATCGCGCAACCAACCAAAATCCTGATCCTTTAGCACAATCATTTTTTATAACTAACCAAGATGGTGTTTACGTAACAAAGGTAGATCTGTTCTTTAAGTCTAAAGACACAACATTACCGGTATGGATTGAGATACGGCCGTTAGTGAATGGTTATCCAGCGTCAAATACTATCATTCCAGGCTCTAGAAAATATTTAAATCCTTCAGCAGTTAGCATTTCAGACAATGCTACTATACCAACAACGTTTGAATTTGATGAACCAATTTTTCTAAGTGGTAATACTGAATATGCAGTCGTATGTGTAACTGACAACACTAGTTATAATTTATGGACTTCATTTATGGGTGATTTTGAATTGGGATCGACATCGGCAAGAATTACAAAGCAACCTTTCCTGGGATCTTTCTTTAAGTCACAAAATAGTACAACATGGGAAGCCTCGCAAGAACAAGATATGAAATTTGTTTTGCATAGAGCAGTATTTAGTTCATTGACCGGCGAAGTTTATCTTAAAAATGCAAATCTGCCTTTAGCTCAATTGTCGACTAATCCTATTGTTACAACTGCTGGATCTGCAGTCGTAAGAGTTATGCATAAAAATCATAACTTATTTGTTGGTGATAAAGTTACTCTAGCCGGAGCCGGCACATCAGCAGTCGGAACAATTACACAATCACAAATTAATACAACACATACTATTACTCACATTGATCCAACTGGATATAAATTCACATGTGCTGGAGTAACTGCCGGTAATGTTACTGCCGCTAAAGGTGGTAACGGGGAAATGACGGCAACTAAAAACATTCAGGGCGATACTGTTCATCCTATTGTTCAAACATTAGCTCCTTCAAATACTTCGATAACGGCATCTGGTAAATTCTATAGCGGATATTCGTCGGTCGCACTCGAAACGCCTTATCAAGCTCCGGTTGATCCACAAGGTAATGCATTAGGGTATAGCTCAATAGCTCTTAATCAAAAGAATTTCTTTGATAGTCCTATTATGGTTGCAGCAGCAACAAAAGAAGATGCTACTATAGCAGATGGTGGCTTAGCAAATATTGACACTGCGTCAATAAAAATATCATACGTAACCGGAAGTAATTTCGTGTCACCTGTTATTGATTTACAAAGATGTTCAATCGCATTGACCAAGAATGAAATTGATAGACCAATTGGATCGGCTACTGCCGGTTATAATGTCGTATTTGATTATGCAGCAGAAACCACACCATTTAGTGGTAGCGCATTATCTAAACATATTACAAAGCCAGTAACGCTAGTTAACACTGCTGTTGGTTTAAAACTACTTCTTGCTGCTAATAGACCTGCTGGTTCACTTATTGATATTTACTATAAAACTGGAACTGAGGATACTGAATTATCTTCAACAAATTGGACCTTAGCACCAATTGATACGCCAGTGTCTATTTCAGATAATCCATCACTTTATAAAGAGTACAACTATTTAATTGGTGGAGATGACGGTACGGTTGAAGCATTTACTACTTTTCAAATAAAAATTGTATTTTATGCAAATAACTCTTCAAAGGTTCCAACAGTTAAAGATTTAAGAGTCATTGCATTAGGCATATAATATGAAAAGACAGTATATACAGATTGAAGGTCAATCGGAATTAGTTAAAGATATTAGCTCTGGTGCTATTTTAAACGTCAATAACGATTCTATAAATAAGGCTAGAGCTAGGAAAACTAGAGCAGCTGAAAAAGAAAAAGAACTTGTTGAATTAAAAAATGATGTAAATGAGATAAAACAGATGTTATCAGCATTAACAAAGAAAATGGTAGAACAAAATGGCTAGAAAAGTACACGTAGATCTAAGCGACACAATTAATGGTTTTCGACTAAAAACTAATACTATTAGTAATTTAATAGGCGACTTAGATAATCTTAGTGCTGAATATACTGGCTACGATTCAGATATAGTACAAGCTTTAAATTTTAGTAAAGATGTACGTCGTGCTTATACTGCCTCAGGCGGAATTCTAAAGACTGCCCTTTCCGGAAACCTTACTGGAGATTCAAGTGGAGTATTTACGGTAGCGGGTGGTCACGGTTTAACTCAAGAAGCATCTGGTCTTAAATTAGAAGATATGCCAGCGAACACTGTTAAAGTAAGAGATGCAGGAACGGCTGGGGCATCATCAAATAAAGCTGTTATTGATGAGCAAATTTTAATTGGTGATGGAACTGGTTTCACATCTGCTGCTTTATCTCAAGATGTTCTCATGACAAATGCTGGTGTTGTTACAATTCAACCTGACGTTGTGACTAATGCTAAGCTTGCTAATATGGCAGCAGTGACAATGAAAGTAAATGCGACAGCTGCAGCAACTGATCCACAAGATTTAGTCATTACACCATATGGAATCCCTGTTAGAGCTGGCACTGGGCTTATTGCTCCTTTAACAGTTAACACTAGCACAGTAGTCGGGCGCACATCATCCGGTAATATTATATCAGCTCAAGTAGCTACAGATCAAATAGCTGATGATGCTGTGACTTATGGTAAAATACAAGACATTGTAACTGCAAATAGAGTTCTTGGTAAAACGTCAGCTGGAACAGTTGAAGAAGTACAAATCCAAACTGATATGATATCAGATGACCAAGTTACTAATGCTAAGCTTGCTAATATGCCAGCCAATTCAGTAAAAGTTGGAAACAGTGCGTCAGCGGCAGGTCCTTCGGATATTACAGTAGCAAACACTCAAATTCTAATTGGTGATGGTAGTGGTTTTACCGCCGCAGGATTATCCGGTCATGTTACTATGACAAATGCTGGTGCGTGTACAGTTTCTGGAGGCGAAGCCGATTTTGTAAAAGTTGAGGAAAAAAATGACAATGTAAATTATCAAATACTGTTTAGTGATAATAATGGCACAGGTTATCAAAGACCTTATATTGATACTGACAACGCTCACTTAATGTATAATCCATCAACACAAACATTATCTTCCGGTACAATTGCTGGTAATGCTTCGTCCGCAAACTTTGCTGACCTTGCAGAAAAATATACTACAAGCGAAGAGCATCCAACTGGAACAGTAATGATGGCATCATTCAATGAAATTGAAGAAACTTCTCCCTGCACATCAAATGGAGTTCCGGTAGGCGTAATTTCAGCACAACCCGCTTATTTAATGAATGCGGGTGCTGATGGTCAAGCTTTAGGTCTTAAGGGAAGAGTTCCAGTAAGAGTAGTTGGTGCTGTTCATAAAGGTGATCCTGTGTATACACACCATAACGGCTGTGCTGGTAAAGAATTTAATGGCGCTATGATGGTAGGTGTTGCATTAGAATCATCTACTGCAGCTGAAGAAAAATTGATAGAATGTATCCTTAAAGTGTAAATAGCTGTTTACATTAGATTAAAAATGGTATATAATTAAATTATGATTAATAAATCTCAACTCATATCTGCACTTACTGCAAATCACATGTATGAACAAAATATGGTTTATGCTATAGATGAGCAAGGCCGCGAGCAACTAATTACTAGCTTTAGTGATTTTTGCCAAGCGCAAACAAAAAATCATTCTATAAAAATTGAACGTATGGAAAATTTTAACTCAAAAATATATAAGCATTGTTGGAAAATAAAAACAGATTGGTTGCATAGTCAGCATGTGACATGTCATCTATTTTTTGCGAAAGCCGGAGCGTATTCATTTGGTGTGCATACCGATCCTGATGACGTTATTATACATTGCTGTGAAGGCCATAAAACAATGATTGTAGATGGAACAACGTACACTATATGTTCAGGATCAGAATTACATATCCCAGCCAATACACCGCATCAAGCATTTAATGAAAGCGAAGCATTAACGCTAAGCTTTGGTTTAGAAAATTACACAGAGGATAAAATAAATAATGAACTGGCTGATGTATCTCAAGACCACGGAAACATGTCAGCTTAACTGTGCACATTGTTTTACAAGTGGAAGAAGCGGACAAAAGATTTATTGGAATCCATCTAAACTAATTGACTGGATTCAAAGATTCCGTGAAGAAAAACCATCGCCACATGACTCTGTTCATATGGAATTTCATGGAGGCGAACCTTTCTTAGTTCCAGTTGGTCAGATGCGAAAAGTGTATGACGCATGTGATGGTCTATGGGATCAAATGACATGGGGTGCTACAACTAATTTAGTTTTCAAATTAAAAGATCAGCATATGGATTTTATTAAAGGTCCTCTTAATAATAGACTAGGCACGTCATGGGATCGTAAAATTAGATTTGAAAATAAAACCCAATACAATCTCTGGCATAAAAATGTAAAAACGCTTTTAGCTGATGGTGTTACTATCCGTTTGTTTATTAGTCTTACAAAAGATACACTTGCTAAAGATCCTATAACATTATTGAGATGGTGCAGACGACTTGGCGTACAAGAAGTTTCACTGGAAAGACTAACTAATAATGGTAGTGCAAGAAAAGCATCAGAAATCTTTCCAAGTAATGCAGAACTCGATGCATACTTTTTAAAAATGCATATGCAAAGTGAAGAGCATGGTGCACGAGATTGGTTTGAAAATGACTTTCTAGAAAATGTCTATGCTAAGTTTGAAAAGACTATGACTACATGTGGAACATTTTGTAGAGATTGTGAACAAAAACTATTTACTATAAATGGTAATGGAACTATTGCAGGATGTCCAAATAGTGCACCTGAGCAAGCTTTTGGAAGTCTTGATGATTCTATTAATACCCTATTGAAAAGTCCAAAAAGAATACGTACTATATTAGAGGAAAAAATGCGTAATCCTAATTGTTTACAATGTCCAGTTTCTAGATTCTGTGGAGGTGATTGCCATCAATTAGGATGGGATGGTGATATTTGTGGCGCGCCAAAAAGTTTAATGATGGAACTCGCAAAACATGTATAAATATACCTATATAACGAAAGAGGAATGAAATGGCCACATTAACAAATCCAATTAATGCGCAGAATATAATAGATAGATTTGCAGATTATGCACCAGCCACTGCGAATTCTGGAATTGTTTGGGGCACCAACTCGGTTCCGTTTAGTGGATTTTCTACAAGCTATTTCGGTGGAACAACATCCGGCCGAAGTATTGGAATTACTGGAGCTACTATATCACAAAACCCCATCAATGCTTCTGTTATTAATACAGCAATTGAAAACGAAACTGCTGCATATACTCAAATTAGAAATTTAAATGCACAGCGAAATGTAACAGGTGAAACAAGTAATGTAGGTACATATCAGACTCCAGGCTTAATTTTTAATCAAACACAAAAAGCTTATTTAAACAGTAGTTATATACAAACGTTAGCTGCAGCTGGAGTTACTCTAACTGCCGGTACTCAAATTAGTGTATCTGGGCTTGAAGCTAAATTTACTGATTTGCAAACAAGATTTAATTCGTTAGTATCTAATACTATTACTGTAACTGTTAATATTTGCCATTCAAGTTGTCATAGCAGCTGTCATAGTTCGCGAGGAAGAAGATGAAAGTTATTGATGTTACTGCACCATTCAGTATTGAAGATCTGAAATTATATTTTGAAGATGATCAAACTTTTTATATGGTTGATTATGCGAATTCTCAATTACAAGGAACAAAACTATTAACATATCTCAGTAATCTAGAATTACCATGCAATATTGGTTTTACGGATCAGAAAGATTTTGATGATCTTACTAGAGAATATCTTTTAGCTAATTTTATTATAAGTGTTCCTATTCTTGAAGAAAGAGTAATTAGTTTATTATTACAAATGAAAGGTATTAGTGAGTTAACAGAAAAAGATTTTATTGATGATAACGTTGAAATACTTACTACTTGGGCCAAGAAATTAGATTCACTTTCGCTTTACAATTTATACACCGTTGAGTGTGATGAATTAAAAGACTATGTTAAATCATTTCCAGAAGATAACACAAAAGATTTAACTGGAATAAATTTTGTAAATTTGTTAAAATATGAAAGCTTTTATTTATTTTATGCCAATGTAATTGAAAATCATAAAACATATTATAAATCGTACTTTAATGAGTATATGTTTAAAGGAAATAATTTATTTAGCTATTGGGCAAATGTTAATAACCCAATGTTTTTACTAACAAGCGCAATCGCTACAGGAGAACAGTTATGATACATCTGTTTAAGAAAATTTATGTAACAACAGATAATATCATCGATCCAAAATTTGATCGTATTGTTGTATCACAGAATAACGGTTTTAATCTTTTAGAAGATCTCCAAAAAATCTTATCTGGTCAACTTATCGCATATGGACTTGAATGGGATGATATTCTAGGAAAAGATAAAACGTTTAAAGATGCTACAACTCTATTTGATGAATTAGCTACTAAATGTGATACTACAAATAAAAGAATAATTATTTATTGTGACAATGCCTCGCTGCAATTTATTATGTCTACTTGGTATAAATTCATTTTAAAAACTCCTACAGCTGATGCTGTAGAATCATTACTAAAGGCGCATGCTTTTAAATTCAATACATTTTTCAGAGGCAGGTTTTCGAGTAACAACGCAAAATTGGGATCTGGTGAAATTTTAAAAGTAGAAAATTTCAAGAGCATTTATGCTGGTGTTAAAGCTCCAACTGCGGCTAAGAAAAAAGCGTTTATGGCAAAATATAAAAATGCAATAAGTGTTGAACATCTACTAGCAAACTACCTTAACGACAAATCTTCAAAAGTCGAATTAAAAAGCGTAGTCAGACCTCTGCTGAAAAAGGTATTTGAACAATATCTTTACGAATTAAAAGAAGTATTTTTCCAACATTTCTTAACTAAATCTTTTGCTGATAAATTAGGTTTAGACAAAACTTACACATTAAATAATATTAATGACATTTTTACAGATACTTCTAAATTTGCTCAACTGTTTATTAAAGACGATATGTGGTCGATAAAATATCTAAGTGGTGCTTCTAGTAGTGACAATGTAATATTCGAAAATATTTCTGATTCAGATCTCAATACTATTAAAGAGTTCGTAGCCATCATAGAAGGTCAATGGTCTGATTTTACTTTAAGAGATGATAGCATATTAGAATTCTTACCAGCAATTAATACTGAATTAACAGATGAGCTGTTAGACAAAATTATCTTAATTGAATCATCGTATGACAAAGAACCTGAAAAATTCTTTGCTTTAGAACTTGAAACGGTAAATCATTATTTAGTTCACTCACTACTAAATGCTAACTCTGTTTCTGATAAAGCAACTATTGGTAAATACATAACAGCCTAAATATTTTTTAATATATAATGTATAGAATGAAATATGATTATAGCATTTGTCAATCCTCCTCACGCTGACTGGTCATTAGCAAATAACTTTACATTTTTATTGATGCAAAGTTACTATTCTCGTTTTGGTAAATACAGCGATAAAATACAATGGTTAGAATCACCATATAAATGGAATAGTTATAAATCATATGATGAAGTAATAGATGATATAATTGCAGCAGATGTAATTATGTTTTCTTCTTACACTTGGAATTATATGATATGCGATGAAATTTCCAATAAAATTAAAAATAGCTATCCAGAAAAAATACTAGTTTTAGGTGGTCCACATATTGGAACCAATGAACCTGAGCTATTAGCATCGCGTCCTCAGTACGATTTAATTTGTAGACCTACCAAACCAGGTGAGCCATTTATGGCTGAACTTATCGATCAGTTTATTGAAAACAGAATAGATCCAACAAGTATTCCATGGGAATTGCGATCTGATGTAAAAGTCATACATGATTTGTCAAAAGAAGATTATTCAGTATACGAAAATCATTTAGAATATCTTACAAAATTACTTAAATACGCTCGTGATAATAAAATGGAACCGTTTATTGTTTTAGAGACAACAAGAGGTTGTCCTTACAAGTGTGTATTCTGTGAATGGGGTGGAGGTATTAATACAAAGATTTATAAGAAATCCTTGGACATAGTAAAACGTGATATCAATGCTATGTTAAAAGCCGGTTATAGATCTGCTTATTTAAATGATGCAAACTTTGGAGCTTTTTTTGAAAGAGACTTTGAAATATTTGAATATGCTTGGACAAATGGTTTTAATTTAACTGATATTTCTACTATGAAATCTAAGGATTTAAATAGAAGAAAAAAATTAATCGATAAGTATTTTGAAATTGTTGGAACAAATTACACTTCTCCAAATATGGAAAATGGAAAAGATATGTGGAGCGAGATGGCCAATATATCGATAGTTCCATCAGTGTCGATTCAAAGCAGTTCTGACATTGCAATGAAAATAGCTGAAAGAGTTGATTTAAATACAGAAGATAAATTAGAATTAAGTAAACACATTAATGAGCAATGTTCAAAGCATGGGTTTCCGATACCTAATTTAGAAATGATCCTTGCAATGCCAGGTTCTACGATAGATGACTTTTATAATGAAATGGAATATATCTGGAATTTTAAATCGTTTGGTTCTTACAGACACGATTATATGTTTCTTCCTGATTCAGCACTTAACTCTCAAGAATATAAAATTAAATATGATATTCGAACAGTTGAAGTTTACACTGATATTGCGGATGAACAGGGAATTGATAGCTGGAATAATTTGTACAAAAATAAAAAATCGTATTTCAAAACAATATCATCGTGCTTTTCGTTTACAATTGAAGAAATGCATGAAATGTGGTTTATGAATAGTGCTGGAAATTATTTATTGCAGCACTTTTATCCTATGCTTGAAAGTAGTGTATCGCCATCAGTCTTTACTAAAAAAGCATATAAAGCTATAAATAAATTAGATAGTTGGGATGATATACATTCTGAAATAAGAGATATATTTAATCCAAATTCTCAACCAAAAAGCATTAAAGTTTTAAATCAAGAGTTCAGAGCAAATACTATAAATAAATTTATAGAAAAAAATAGACATATAATTATGTCAGAGGTAAGTAAAGAATGTCTGTAGCGCCTGTTAATCCAGCCCCACTTGATTTTGATATATACAAAATCTTAGGAAGCAAGATCACTCGATCAAGTGAGCTTGTTATAATATTATTTGAACATTGTAATTTAAAATGTGTATTCTGTCCACAAGATCATAACTCAATGGTTGGAGCTACTCGAGAAGAAATTTTAGCAAAAAGCGATACTGTTGCGAAATTCATTAATAACTCACCAAGATCAAAAGACTATAAATTACATTTATTAGGTGGAGAATTATTTGAAGATCTATGGATTGAAAAAGGCTTTTTAGACGTATATGACGAATTTATGGATTTAGTCAGATCCAAGATTAACATCGGTGACAAAAGAATTTATTTTAATTATCTTACTAATTTCATGTTTGACAAAAAGAATTCAGATAAGGTTATGGACTTTTGTAATAAACACGATGTAAAGCTTTCAACTTCTTATGATCCAAGAGGTAGATTTAATAAAGGTCAACTAGACATATTCTTAGAAAATGTTGAGACTTTTAAAGATTATATTAGAAATGTTTCGATTGTTACTACTAGCCAAAATGTACAAACAATTATAAAGAGTAACGATAAAAGCACATTTGATTATTTGTATAAAAACTTTCCAGTTGATTTTGATGCTTATATGCCATCGCCACTAATTAAAGCAGACTCAAAATTAATTCCTAAAGATAGTGAGCTATTAGCATTTAATAAATATTTAATAGATAACTATCCTGAGTGTGAAAACATGGACGCATTTCATGATCCATTGAATCAAACTGGTGCAATGATGTGCACAAGAGGTAATTCAATAACTATTCAGCCTGATGGTTCATCACCTGGTGGATGTTGTGGTGTAGCATATCAACGAGATAAAAAAACTGGTGAAACACCTTTTGAAACAGGAGAGATAGTAGAAAAGTTTTTAAAAAAATACGATTGTTTTGCATGTGATTATTATGAAAACTGTCCATTCACATGTTTTGTAAAAGCTGATATGCCAGGTGATCACAACGATATGGAAGAATGCGTTTTTAAAGAAACGTTTAATTATGTTAAAAAAACAAAGGGATTCAAACCAAAACGTGATGGTGAAGATGATCTATCATACGGATTTAGACAAAAGGTAAAAATGCTGTGAAAAATGGTTGGAAAATGGATGATGGGTTTTATACAGAAAATAACGTCCTGGCGTTTCAATATTTAGAAGATACTATTCCTAATATTAAATGGCTTAGAGGTATTGGTAATAGAAAAGATTATAGATTCCCTTTAAATTATTATATGTTGGGTATGCGAAAGAAAATGTTAATGACTGCTGATTATCTTTTTAATCAGTATTTAAAACCATATTCAGAAAAACAAGATTTGATTTATTATCATTGTTGGAATGGCACCGAACAAACTTCATGTCATTGGCATAATGATTTTTGTGAGGGTGCAAATATAATGTTTCTTCTGTATTTTACGGATATGAATATGGACGCTGGTGGTGAAATTATGTTTAGAAATATATCACAAAATAATAGAATCACAGCCTTTCATTTACCTCAAAAATATGATGTAGTAGTAGGTAGCCAAGATGAACAGTTCGAACACAGAGTTGAACATTTCAGAGATCCTGATATGCACAGAATCACTATGAATTTTGGGTTTAACGTTAGCAATTCGCCATGGACTTAATTGTTAAACCAACCGAACTATGTAATTTCAAATGTTCGTTTTGTTCATCATCTAAAATTACGTTTGAAGACAATACAGCTTCTCTTGATCTAAATAAGATATTTAAGTTTTTAAAACGTTTTCCAGAGACTCAAACAATTATTGTTAATGGTGGTGATCCATTAATGATGAAGCCAAATTATTATTGGAAAATTATAGAGTATCTTGATAAGCATGATCTACCTGCATCAATATCACTTACAACAAATTTATATCCGTTTCTTATGAAACCAATGAAATGGAAAGAACTTTTTAATCATCCTCGAGTTGGTGTAGCTACATCGTTTCAATATGGTGGTGGAAGATTAAAAGGTGATTATAGTGAATTTACAGAAGAAGATTTTTGGAAGTGTTCAGATGCAGTGCTCGAACATGTTGGGTATAGACCCACATTCATAGCAGTCATTGTTGAAGAGAATGAAGATACTCATATTAAGACAGTTGAACTTGCAAAGAAAATGGATGTAGTATGTAAAGTAAATTATGCTATGGCATCAGGTTCTCAGTCTGCGCCTTACCAGTTATCAAAAATATATGAGAAATACGTTGAAATATGGAAAGCTGGATTAAGCGATTGGGAACATAACACTCAACAAATGATGGTTCGATTAAGAGGAGAATCTACTATATGTCCACAAACAAGAACATGCGATTCTGGTATTCGAACACTTCAACCTGAAGGTGACTACTATTCATGTGGTGCATTTGGTGATGATTTAGATAAGGCTATTGATTTTGATTATGAAATGAGTGGTGGGTTTTCAACTCCTCTTGCAACAGATTTAAATTTAATGAGTTTAAAAAATGCATGTTATACTTGTCCAATGTTTGAAATTTGTAATGGATGTAAAAAAACTGTTAAAGATTTAAAACAGCATAATATGGTAGAAGATCATTGCAAACATATGAAGACTTTAGCAGCTGATATAATCAGTATAAATAGCATCAGTAGACAATTGACGCCGTATGAGAGGGAATACGCATGATAAAAACTATTTTTCCAATAAAAATGTTACATGAGTTGCATAATATTAATGAAGAAGAAAGTAGTACACTTAATTCAGTATGCCAGGCAATATTTAGAAATCATTTAGCTATGGCCGGTCTTTCATATCAAGATGGTGGAGATGATGGAGTACACATCCCACTTTTTACCGATGACAATATTAAAAATTATAATGAAATTAAAATTTTACATGATTTTTTTGCAAAGTCATTTTTAAAACTAGCTAATGAATATGACGAATCAATTACACACACTGAAATTTTAGAACGTATGGAGCAGACCACTGGAAGATTGCCGTTTATGAGAAATGGTGATTATAAAGGTTTGCATTGTCATAGCGGTGCTTCGATGGTTGCGGTTTATTATTTAGACTGTGTCGATAATGACAAAGATGGAGGCAAATTAATTTTTCATGATCCGGCATTTAACCAGGTTATAAAAACAAGACCTAAATCTAAAATGTCTATTGAGACTGAAAAAAATACAATTATTATTGTTCCGGCTCATGTATGGCATGAAGTAACTCCTTATTGTGGTGAAGAAGATAGACTCGCAGTAGTAATGAATATTTCCTTTCCATCTAGGTAATGATTGTATCGATTAATCCGTCATATTTTTGTAACTTTAGATGTGATTTTTGTTACCTATCTACTAAGCAACTTGGTGATCAGAAACAAATTTCATTCGATAAACTAGATGAGTTGTTATCTCAAGTACCGGATATAGAGCACATCGATCTATATGGCGGTGAAGTCGGTGCGATGAAGAAATCGTATTTTTACGGTATTAAAGATGTTATAAGAAAATATTATTCAGGTGAAATTAGCATTAACACTAATTACTCTATGATGCATCCAGGCTTCTATGATGATGATGTGTATCTTTCTGTATCATATGATTTTGAAGCAAGAGAAAAGTCAGAACTTGTCTTTAATAATATGCTGATGAGTACTGTACCTATTGCAGTTTTGGTTCTAGCTTCTCCAAAGGTGCTAGAAAAAGATGTATCTGAAATGATTAATATGTTGAATATGTGTTCGTCAATTACGTCTGTTGAGATTAAACCATATTCAATAAATCAAGCAAATGCTCATAATGTGACGCACAAAGACTTTGAAGATTTTGTTATAAAGTGGCTTAAGTTAAAAGATACAATGAAGTTTCAATTTGTAAATGAAGATAGAATTATAGAATCAGCGAAAGGAAGATATAATGCATTTTCGGATGATCATATATACATCACTCCTTCTGGCAAATTTGGTGTCTTGGAATTTGATGACGAAGATAAAGAATTCTTTCTTGAATTGGATTCTTGGGAACAATACATTGATTGGACAAACAAAGAAAAAGAAGAAATGATAAGTCCTATATGTGCTTCATGCACATATTTTGGAAACTGCTTAACAGAGCATTATCGATATGTTAAAGATTTAGATAATAGTTGTAATGGATATAAAGGATTATTGGATTGGTATCATGAAAGAATGGCAAGTTAAACAAGAAGTTTATCATAGATTAAATAAAGATCATACAGACGATTTGAATAAAGTAGAAATAGTTTTTGATGATAATCAAGAGGTCATTATTAAAAATGCTATTCTTCACTTTAATGAGAAAGTAGATGAGTGGCTATATCCAGCTAAGAGCTACGTTGTAGCGATATGTTATGCTCATTGGATTAGTAAAGATTTTAACGAAGATTTTTATGATCTGTTAAATGATCCAATGCTTTTAGCAGGTAATGATCCGCATTTTAAAACATATGAAAACAGTAAAGAAATATACGATAGAGTACTTAACAATATAGATTGGCCATTGATGGTAATTCATGGTATGGTTAGTGACATAAAAGGATATTATGATGTTGAAATTGGGTATTAATCAATGTTGGTCAACACCAATATATAAAACTCAAATTACTTCAGACCAATGTGAAGAATTAGTTCAAGAGGTTTTGCTTAGTACTAATATTATGAAACCGCAAGCTGAATTTGATAGTGGCTCACTCACAGATAGAATTCCTTTGTTAAAAGATTTAGCTATAGAAAAATATTCGGAATTTTTTAAAGAAGTATTTAATAGTAATCTAAATGATATATCTCATGGTTTTAGTTCATGGTTAACTGGATCTCAAAAAGGATATTCTATGAATATTCATAATCATTCAGGAGCTCAATTTGCTGCGGTGTTTTATGTAATTGCTGATGATGTAGATAAGGGTGGAGAACTAGTAGCATACGATCCAAGAGCAAATGCTAACAGAGGTTATTTCGGTAAAACTGCTGAAATGTTTAACCCTATTGAATATGCGCCTAAAACTGGTGATGTAATAATTATGCCAGGATATGTTTATCATTTAGTGAAAACCTATCAAGGCGGTATTAGACTAGCTATTCCAGTTGATATGTTTCTTAGTAATGATTAGGTGCTATCCCTCTCCATTAAAGAATACTCTTTATTATACCACACTTTTCTATAATTGTAAACAGTATAAATAGCAATACTATGTTTTTATTTATAAATATAGCTAACAAGATATGGTTTAAGGGATTGGGAAATGGCGCATTACGAAGATATAGAAATCGATCAAGGAACTGATGTTGTAATTCAGTTAGAACTATATAATCCAGACGGAACAAGAAAAACTTTACTTAACTGGGATTCAGATTTAGGAAGCTTTCATAATAATTATGACATGACCGGCAAGATTAAAAAAAGTTATAACTCATCAGATTCTGCAGTTCTATTTGGATGCACCGCATACAATCCACAAAATAAAGAAAATATTTTAGAGCTATCTTTAACTAATGTACAAACCGATGCAATGCGCGCAGGTCGATTTGTGTATGATGTTGAGATAGCATCTACCGATAGCGATGGCCTTATAACAGTAGAACGCATTTTACAAGGAAATTTGACATTAGTACCCTCGGTCACTAGATAGGAAAAACTATGACATACCAAAATATAAAAGTTACTACTGACCGTACGATAGTCAAAAACATTAAAATTGGCACTCCTCTTCCTTCAATCAAAGAAATTAAAGTCAGAAACTCTCTGAAAGATACTACCGATATTGCTCTTGTTGAGAATGTAGGTGATGGTGCTGTTTTATACTTCGACCAATCCACGCTCAAATGGAGAAACTCAAATAGATTAGAGAACGTGAATATAGATGCCGGAGAAGGCTTCTAATCATTATAAATAGATTTAACATTAAAGTATAGAATAAGATAGGTTGTTTATTTCATGGCATCTATAATCCAGATTAGAAGATCATCTACACAGACCATACCGACAAGTTTAGCAATAGGTGAAATGGCGTACTCATACGCCGATAGTGCAGGTTCTCCAGGTGCTGCTAAACTTTATATCGGCATTGGTCCGGCTGTTGATAGTAATGTAGTTCCTAATATAGCTACACAAATTGTTACAATTGGTGGTGAATATTATACTAACCTCCTTGGAACTGGTGTTCCTGGTATTTCAGTAGCCAATCAATATGTACTACTAGATTCAAATAGAAAAATAGATTATCAAGCATTTGGTAGTCTATTAGCTGACTCTGGTACAATTAGTAAATTTATGTCTGATAGCGCAGCAATTGCGTATGCTAATATTGACTCGGCACATATCCTAACTCTTTCTGGAAGAAGTATTACTTTTGACTCTGGTACAATAAGTCAATTTTCGGCTGACAGCGCAAAACTTACATACGCTCATATTGAAACATCTTACCAGCCTCTTATTACTGGACCAGATCAAATTGTTATTGATCCTTCAGGTATCGGTGATAATACTGGCCGCGTTTTAATTAAAGGTGATTTACAGGTTGATGGTACACAAACTATTGTTAACTCAACAACCGTATCGACAAACGATATTAATATTACAGTTGCTGATGAAGCTGTTGATAGTGCTGCAGCAGATGGTGCC